TGGGATTGGGATATGTTAGCTAACGAATGGGATTCTGAGCGGTTAAATTATTGGGGATTAGAAGTTCCTATATTTAGTAATGATATAAATTTAGATGACTTTTTTCAAGAAAATAATCAACCAAATGAAAAAGAAAAAACTTTTGATATTATTTTAGAATATACTGAAGAAGAATACCATGAAGTCATTGAATTATTTGAAAAAAAATCGGGTTCAAGGGAGAAAATAGTTTTAGATTTGCTAAAAAATACGTAATGTTATAAAAAAACAATATGAAAAATACAGTAATTATTCAGTTTGAAATAGAAGGATTTCACAATTATCCAAATGCTCCACAAGAGGTTGAATTTTTATCATTTAAACATCGTCATACTTTTGTAGTGAAAGCAGGCTATTCTGTTGAAGATTTAAACCGAGAAAAAGAAATATTTATTGAACGTGATTACATTAAAGAATATTTATTAGAAAGTTTTGGAAGTCCTTGTGAGTTTGGTGCAATGTCTTGTGAAATGATTGCGAAAGAGATTCTTGAATATGCAGAAATAGACGGAATGATTTGGTGTGAAGTGTGGGAAGAAAATACAGGGGGAGCAAGAGTAGAATTATGATAGTAGAAAATCAATCTAATATTAAAGTACATTTTGCAGGATTAGAAAATCAAGATTTTGCGGAAATATTACATAAAATAAGCGGTATCAAGTATTCACTTTTTACCGTTTTTCCATTTATCGCACCAAAATTGGGAATTAAGCCGTTAAAAATGAAAACGTGTTCGATTGAATCTCCTGCTTATTTGGGGAGTGCGAGCAGACATTCGATAATGGATTCAGGATTGTTTACGTTAATGTTTGGAGCTCATGCAGGAAAACGAAGTGCAAAAGAGATTGAAATTTGGTACAATGCTCTTGTAGAATTTGTGATAGAAAATAACGTAAAAAGCACCTGTGTTGAAGTAGATTGTCAAAAAGTACTTGGAACGGAAGCCGCTTGGACTTACAGGGAGAAGATGAAATTAGCCTTACCAAATAATCGTATTATCAACGTATTTCACAAAGAGGACGGACAAAAGGGTTTGGATAGGTTAATTGAATTCAGCGAATACATTGCTATTTCAGTTCCTGAATTACGTGCTTTGAAGCAAAAAAACCATACTGAACGAATAGCAAATTACATAAAAAACAAAAAACCGTCAATCGATATCCATTTGCTTGGATGCACCGAAAATAAATTGCTTAAATCGTTGAATTTTTGCAGTTCAGCAGATTCTACGTCTTGGCAGCAGGTTAATCGATATGGAGTGATTAAATTCAATGATGGGAATAAAACACATTCAGCAAAAAATAGTAATATCTCTCGAGAAGCATTAGATAATCGCTACAAAGGTCAGTTAATTGAGATTCTATCGCGTTGGATGGATATAACGGATAAGAGATTAGATTACTATTCAAAATACGCTCTCGCAGGGGAGTTACTTTTAAAACAGTACAAAGTTTATGGCGGCAATCAAAATTAGTATTTATCTATTGGCTTTCGTATTAGCCAATTTTATCGTGTTATGGTTTGGAAACGTAGGATTGATTTTTACGGCTCTTTTCCTAATTCCATTTGATTTTGTAATGCGATGTATATTTCATGAAACGTGGAAAGGGTTTGAATTAATTATTAAAATGATGTTGTTGGTGATTGTTGCAGGAATAATTACTTATTTAATAAATTACGAATCTAAAAAAATAGCTATTGCGTCAATTGTTGGTTTTGCAGGTTCGCAAATTACGGCAGGAATGTTTTATCAATTAGTAATAAATAAATCGTACTTTGTGAAAGTAAACGGAAGCGATGCAGTTGGAATAATGTTTGATTCAATATGTTTTCAATTAATTGCATTTGGAATTGTTAGTTGGCAAATATTTGTTTCTCAATTTACTTTAAAAATATTAGGTGGATTGTTGTGGTATTGGATTATATTTGTAAAACTTAAATTACAAAACAAATGGTTATAGAAAAAAAATATCATTTTTACGCTGCTCATCGAAATAAAGCAGCAGGAGAAAAATGCGGAAGAATACACGGACATACATACGAAATTAAATGTTATTTTGTATTTAATGAAATAAACGAAAGTGGAGTAACTTGTCTTTTTAGTGATATTGATAAATTAGTAGAGCCAATAATTAAAGAGCATTGTCATTGGTTTTTAATATATGAGAACGACCCTTTAGTATCTATATTAGAACTAGCTAATGAACCAATAAAAAAACTACCTTTTGAGACATCTGCAGAAAATTTAAGTATGTGGTTATTTACTCGAATAAAAAACGAAACGCAGTTACCAATAGTTAGAATAGAATTAGCAGAAACAAAATCATCAAATGTTATTTATGAAATTAAGAATTAGTGAAATTTTTTACTCCTTACAAGGAGAGGGAGCAAGGGTAGGAACGCCTACAATATTTATTCGTACATCAGGCTGTAAAGCAAAAAACGCTTGTTATGCAGCAGGAATCAAATGTGATACGGAATTTGAAAGTGGCAAAGATATGTCAGTAGATGATATTTTAAATTGGCTACATTTAAACGCATCACAATGCAAAGAGATAACTTGGACAGGTGGAGAACCTACTGACCAATTAACTGATGAAATAGTATCTTTTTTTAAAGAAAAAGGATATTATCAAGCTATCGAAACAAGCGGATTAAATAAAGTACCTGATGGAATTGATTTTATATGTGTATCTCCAAAAGTAGCCGAACACGTAATTAAAAAGAATTTTCCTAATGGTGTAGATGAATTAAGATATGTTAGACATAAAGGTCAAACAATACCTGAACCAAGTATAACCGCTAAACATTATTGGATTAGTCCACATTCAGATGGATTTACAATTAACTCTGAAAACTTACAACATTGTATTCAATTATGTATAGAAAATGGTCAATGGAAACTATCATTACAAAATCATAAGATATGGAATATACTATAAATAGTCCTGAATGGCATTTTAAGACGATTTTAGAGCATTTAGGAGAAGATACTAATAGAGAGGGGTTAAAAGATACACCAAAGCGTTATATCAAATTTATGAGGGAGTTTTTAGAGCCAAAAGAATTTAACTTTACCACATTTGATGCAGAGGGAACTGATGAAATGATTATACAAACAAATATTCCTTTCTATTCTCTATGTGAACATCATGTGGCTCCTTTTTTTGGAGTAGCAAATGTTGCTTATATTCCAAATGGAAAGATAGTTGGATTAAGTAAATTAGCAAGAACTGTTGATTTGTATGCTAATAGATTTCAAAATCAAGAACGAATTACTACTCAAATTGCAGAAAGATTGCAAGAAGAATTAAACCCTCTTGGAGTTGCAGTTACATTAAAGGCTCAACATCTTTGTATGTGTATGAGGGGAGTAAAAAAACACGATACTTGGACATCAACAAGTAAAATGATTGGAGTATTTAAAGACAATTTAAATGCAAGAAATGAGTTTTTAAATTTAATTAACTAACAACGAATAAACAACGTAATGGCAGGGAAAGGACAAATAGAACCAAGATGGAAAAAAGGAGAAAGCGGAAACCCTAATGGCAGACCTAAAGGTGCGTTAAATCGAAGCACAATAGCTCGTAAGTGGTTAGAAGTAAATCAATCATTAAAGAACCCTTTAACAGGCGAGAATGAAACAATGAGCCAAGAGGATTTAATGACATTGGCTTTAATCAAGAAAGCTCGTGAGGGAGATGTAACTGCTTACAAGGCATTAATGGATTCAGGTTATGGCGCACCACTTCAACAAGTAGAACAAACAATATTAGAGCAACCTTTATTTCCTGATGTAAGCAATGAAGATTAAATGCACATCAAAAAAAGACTTTAAAAAGGTACTCAGTAAAATGATTGAATCAAGTGAGTTTAAGATTGGTAACGATTATATGTTTTATGCGGCAGGTCACTTTGATTGCGGAGTAAAAACTTACAAAGGATATGACGTTAGATTTATACCTATTGGATATTTTGGTTTTAAAAGAGGTCATATTTATTTAGCCCCAAACATTTATGTTCAAGAGAACTACCTCAATTAACAAAATCTTATCGTTAAAAAAACGAATTAAGATAATACAGGGAGGAACGTCAGCAGGAAAGACCTTTGGCATATTACCTATCTTAATAGATAAAGCGGCACGAACCCCAAACCTTGAAATCAGCGTTGTATCGGAAAGCATACCGCATTTACGCAGGGGTGCATTAAAAGACTTCGTTAAAATATTAAAGTGGACTAATAGATATTTTGATGAGCAGTTCAACAAATCATTACTTACCTACCAATTTAGGAACGGAAGTTTTATAGAGTTCTTCTCGGCAGATGACTCAAGTAAACTACGAGGTGCGAGGCGTGATATTCTTTACATCAACGAGTGCAACAACGTAACGTTTGAGGCTTACAATGAATTATCAATACGAACCAAACGAGAGGTCTATTTAGACTACAATCCTGCTAACGAGTTTTGGGTACATAAGGAACTAAAAGATGAACCTGATACTGACTTTATAATCTTAACCTACAAAGACAACGAAGCACTTGATGAATCAATAGTAACTCAAATAGAGAAGAACCGAGATAAAGCACAAACAAGTTCTTATTGGGCTAATTGGTGGAGAGTATATGGACTCGGAGAGATAGGAAGCCTTGAGGGAGTGGTCTTTAATAATTGGAAAGAGATTGACTTTCTGCCTGAAGATGCAAAGTTGATAGGCGTAGGATTAGACTTCGGTTACACGAATGACCCAACGGCAGCAATAGGAATTTATAATTGGAATGATAAGAGAATA